GATAATTATAATACATCAGAATTTATCGTAGTTCATGATGGAACTAATACTTATAATACAGAGTATGGAATTATAAGAACAGGAGATTCCTTAGCGTCTTTTAGCAGTGATATTTCAGGAAATAACGTTAGATTGTTGGTCACTCCATCTTCAACTTCCTCTACAACGTTTAAAGTTATACGAGTTTCAATAAACACTTAAAATGAAAACGTTCAAACAGTTTCAAGAAGATTGGAGTAATAAATATAAAAAGAGTATTAATTGCTCCAATCCAAAAGGATTTTCTCAACGCGCTCACTGTGCAGCAAGAAGAAAAAGAGCAAAAGGTGAAGAAACTAAATCAAAACCAGTTGAATAATGCCTAAGATCAAGTCACATAAAACAGTTGAGCAAATTGCGAAGAAGCATCGTCTTGATGTTTCTTTCATACAGAAGCAACTTGATATGGGAGAACCAATTGAACATGAGCATACCGGAGATCATGATCTTGCCAGAGACATTGCCCTTCAACATTTAGACGAAATACCAGATTACTATACTCGTTTAAAAAAGATGGAAGCATCTGCTAAAAAAGAACATAAAAAATTCAAAGATGTTACCGAAGAGGGTCTTCGCGATTGGTTTGGTAAGTCTAAATCAAAAGACGGAAAATCTGGTTGGGTTAATGTTGTAACTGGCGGAACATGCGCAAGTGATGAACCTGGAGAGGGAACGCCAAAGTGCGTTTCTTCTGCAAAAAGAGCGAGCATGACGCCAGCAGAAAGACGTTCAGCAGCAAGAAGAAAAAAAGCAGCAGATCCTGGTCAGCAACAAAAATCAGGAGCTGCAAAACCAACATATGTTCCTACAGATTCGCCTAAAAAGAAAATGAAAGAAGAACTAGACGTGCAAGAAGCAAAAGACAAACCAGGTAAAGGTAGTGGAAAGAAAGACGCTTGCTATCATAAAGTAAAGTCTCGCTACAGTGTTTGGCCAAGTGCATATGCATCTGGAGCTCTAGTCAAGTGCCGTAAAGTTGGTGCCGATAATTGGGGAACAAAATCAGAAGCAGTTGAAGAGCAAAGATACTGCCCATTATGCGATAAGAGAGAAACTAGATCTGAGTGTTCTTATGGTGGAAAGGCGTGGGACAAAGTTTCCATCAAAGATCATGAGTATTCAATGGCAAGATCCGAATTAAAAACGATTGCCGATGCTGTAAAGAAATTGCAAATGAAAGTTGGAAAGGGTGAGGGTGACCTAGAAGCATGGGTACAATCAAAAATTACTAAAGCAGCAGATTATATTGATACCGCCGCAGATTATGTTGCAAGCGGTGAAATGGAAGAATCTATTGGATTTACAATTGACACCTCAGCACACAAAACAGCAAGAAAAAGAGAAAAAATTAGAACCTTAGCAACCAAAGGAGTTGGAGGAGAAAAAGAAGTTGCATCTAAAAAATTAGGAGCAACTCCAGAACTTCCAAGAGTAAAAGAAGAAAAACTGGTAGATAGAATTATTGATGAAATGAAGTGTTGGCCAGGATATAAAAAGAAGGGAACTCAAACTTTATTTGGTAAAAAATATAATCGTTGCGTAAAAGCAGAAAATGTAACCATCGAAGATGCTGACGGCAATACTTTTGCTGAAGTAGTTGATTTAATTCAACCAGAACCAATTAAAGGATTCAAATCGCAAATTGAAGAAGCAACAAAGTTACAGTCACAATCAGGTAATATTGTTGCAATCACTGTTTTGTGGAGAGGAAAATATTATGCAATGAGAATGTTTTTCCCACAACTAAAATTACCATCTCGTCAAGAAGTAACTGTAGAAATTCAAAAAGTTTATCCTGACGCAAAACTTGTTCATCATTCAGTTTCAGAATTTACTCCAGGTCAACCAATTATTCAAGCAGGTTTGCAAGGTGGTTCACTTGCGTCTCCGGGTCCTTCAAAAAAATATGTTAAACCATATGGTGAAGAAGTTGAATATGAAGAGGTTGATGAGGACTGGCAAAAAGTAAATCGTCAAGATAAAACTGATGGTTTAAGTCAAGCAGCAGTTAATGCTTATCGTAGAGAAAATCCAGGATCAAAACTTCAAACTGCAGTAACTGAAAAAAATCCCACAGGTAAAAGAGCAGGTCGTCGTAAAAACTTTTGTAGAAGAATGAAAGGTATGAAGTCCAAACTCACTTCAGCAGAAACTGCAAGAGATCCAGATTCAAGAATCAATAAAGCACTTCGTCGTTGGAATTGTAACTAATAAGTAGGTTTGTTATGTCAAATGATGTTTATCTTGGTAATCCGCTTTTAAAAAAAGCAAACACGCCAATAGAATTCACTCAAGAGCAAATTGAGGAATTCATTAAATGTAAGGATGATCCTGTTTATTTTGCAAATAATTATGTAAAAATTGTAACCCTAGATTATGGTCTACAAACTTTTAAACCATATCATTTCCAAGAGAAATTAATTAATAATTTTCATAATCACAGATTTAATATCTGTAAGATGCCACGACAGACTGGTAAGTCTACAACTGTGGTATCTTTTTTGTTACACTATGCAGTATTCAACGATAACGTAAATATTGGTATTCTTGCAAACAAAGCAGCAACTGCAAGGGAACTTTTAGATAGATTGCAGACTGCTTACGAGAACCTACCAAAATGGATGCAACAGGGTATTATCTCTTGGAACAAAGGTTCTCTTGAACTTGAGAATGGTTCTAAGATCTTAGCGGCATCTACTTCTGCGAGTGCTGTCCGAGGAATGTCATTTAATATTTTGTTCTTGGACGAATTTGCGTTCGTTCCAAACCATATCGCAGATTCATTTTTTGCATCCGTTTATCCCACTATTACTTCTGGTAAACAAACTAAAGTTATCATAGTTTCTACACCACATGGTATGAATCATTTCTACCGTATGTGGCACGATGCGGAGAAGGGGAAAAATGAATATGTCTTTACTGATGTTCACTGGAGTGAAGTTCCGGGTCGCGATGAAGAGTGGAAAAAACAGACAATCGCAAACACTTCAGATCAACAATTTAAAGTTGAATTTGAATGCGAATTCCTAGGATCTGTTGATACTCTTATAGCACCAAGTAAACTCAGAACCCTTGTCTACGATGCCCCCAAGACCCGTAGCGCGGGTTTAGATGTTTATGAGGATCCTAAGGAAAATAATGATTACTTGATCACTGTAGACGTTGCTAGGGGCGTAGGAAACGACTATTCTGCATTTACTGTTGTGGACATTACACAATTTCCACATAAAGTTGTTGCCAAGTATCGCAACAATGAAATAAAACCAATGCTTTTTCCAAGTATTATAGAAGAAGTAGGAAAAAGTTACAATGAAGCATATATTCTTTGTGAGGTTAATGATGTCGGGGATCAAGTAGCGAGTATTCTCCAGTATGATTTGGAGTATAAAAATTTACTTATGTGCTCAATGAGAGGTAGAGCGGGACAGATTGTTGGACAAGGGTTTTCTGGAAAGAAAACTCAACTTGGGGTTAAGATGTCTAAAACCGTAAAAAAAGTTGGATGTCTCAATCTCAAAACGATGATTGAAGAAAATAAATTATTCTTAAATGATTACGAAATCATATCAGAATTAACTACATTTATTCAAAAACATAATTCATTTGAGGCAGAGGAAGGATGCAATGATGACCTAGCAATGTGCTTGGTGATTTATGCGTGGCTAGTTGCTCAAGATTATTTTAAAGAACTAACAGATCAAGATGTAAGAAAAAGATTATATGAAGAACAAAAAAATCAAATAGAACAAGACATGGCACCTTTTGGTTTTATATCAGATGGACTTGATGGAAATAGTTTTGTTGATGCAGAAGGAGATAGGTGGTTTACTGATGAGTATGGAGACAGATCTTATATGTGGGAGTATATGTAATGGAACTAGACGGACAAATAAGATTAGGGCATTTATTATTATCAGATAGAAAATGTAGAGTTTGTGGTGAGGTAAAAAATTTAATAGAAAGTTTTTATAGAACAAGAAAAGATAGAGGTCCTGTTGCATCATCGTATTCATACGAGTGCAAAGAATGCACTATAAAAAGAGTTGTTCTCAGTAAGATGCAAACCAACGTACTTGATAAGTGGGAATATCCTGATTGGTAAATATCACGTCATGTTTCCCCTATGGAAAATATCTTTTTAATAAATATTTTTTAGATAAACTGAGATTACGGAGAAAAACATGGCGACTCCTCAATTATCTCCCGGTGTAATTACGAGAGAAGTTGACCTTACTGTTGGGAGAGCTGACAACGTTTTAGCAAATGTTGGAGCAATTGCTGGACCATTTTCAATCGGTCCTGTAGGACAAGCAATTGATATCACAACAGAACAAGATCTAATTAATACCTTTGGCAAACCAATCTCAACAGATACTCAATATGAGTACTGGATGAGCGCATCTTCATTCTTAAGTTATGGTGGTATTTTAAAAGTTGTCAGAGCAGACGGCGCATCTCTCAACAATGCGAATGCTGGTGTCGGTGCCGCATCTACAACCAGTTCAAAAGTTAAAAATTATGATGATTACAATTCAAACTGGTCTTCCGATTCAGTAGCATTTACTTATGCTGCAAAAAATCCAGGAACTTGGGCAAATAACCTAAAAGTTTGTTTCATTGACGATCTTGCCGATCAGGTTATTGGTATTGCCACAACCAATTTGTCTGCTAGAGGTATTCAAGTTGGATATGGCGTAACTACTGCATTAAGTGGAACTTTAGCTGGTGTAGGAACTTTAACAACTGTTGATGGATATCTAAAAGGTATTATCACTGGGGTTTCAACTGATGCAACTAATGGAAATAGTACCATTTCCGTAAAGATTGTTTCCAGAGTTTCTGGAGCAGGAACTGAGACTTCAATTAATTACGTTGAATTAAATCCGCTTTCAGCATTTGAGCAAAATGATACTCTATATTTCGTAAATAATTCTGGAGTAACTTCAACAACGACAGGAACTGCATCAACCGTATCTGACTGGTATGATCAACAAACTTTAGGACTAACCAATTCCACTGTTTATTGGAAACAAATTGCAGCAAAACCAGTATCTAACCAATACAGTATTGAAAGAAATGGTAAAAACGATGCAATGCATATTGTTGTCGTTGATGACACTGGAAGCATTACCGGTGTTCAGGGTAACATTATTGAAAAGCATATAAGCATTTCTAAGGCAGCCGATTCAGTATCAGCCGTAAATTCTCCACAAAAAATTTGGTATAAGAATTACCTAGCGAATTTCTCAAATTATGTTTATGCAGGAAGCAATCCTTCATCTGCGACTGATGGTTATTGGGGGACAACTCCAGTTGCTACTGGATTCTCTACATCATTCACCAAGTACACAACTGCTCAGGGACTTTGGGGACAAAATGCTCAAGGAGTAGTTTATAGTGCAATTGGAAACAAAACATATACTTTAGGTGGGGGAGTTAATTATTCTGCTTCTGGCGGAATGTCAGCAACTCTTGGAGATTTGGTAACTGCATATAATTTATTTGCAAACAAAGATGAAATTTCTGTTGATTTCTTAATCGGTGGTCCAGGACTTTCAATTGAATCAGAGTCTCAGGCAAAAGCAAATCAGTTGATTTCAATTGCAGAATCTAGAAAAGATTGTATTGCAGTAATCTCGCCACATAGAGCAAATGTTGTTGATGTTACAAATACTTCAACACAGACAATAAACGTCGTTAGATTCTTTAGTGCTCTATCAAGTTCTTCTTATGCAGTCTTTGATAGTGGTTACAAATATACCTACGATAGATTTAATAATCTATTCAGATATATTCCTTGCAATGGAGACGTTGCTGGACTTATGGTTAGAACAGATATTGAGCAATTCCCTTGGTATTCTCCCGCAGGTCAATCAAGAGGAATTTTAAATAATGCGATTAAATTAGCATTTAATCCAAACAAATCTCAAAGAGATTCACTATACGAAGCAAGAGTTAACTCAATTATCAATCAACCTGGTACTGGAGTTCTTCTGTTTGGCGATAAGACAGGATTAGGATACGCATCTGCATTTGATAGAATTAATGTTAGAAGATTGTTCCTAACAGTGGAGCAAGCATTAGAAACTGTTGCACAAGCACAACTCTTTGAATTCAATGATCAAATTACAAGGTCCAACTTTGTCAACATTGTTGAACCTTATCTGAGAGATGTTCAGGCAAAGAGAGGTCTTTATGACTTTAGAGTTATTTGCGATGAATCAAATAATACTCCTGATGTAATTGATAACAATGAGTTTAGAGCGGATATTTTCCTAAAACCAAGCAAATCAATTAATTATGTCACATTGACTTTCGTTGCTACCAGAACTGGAATCAGTTTTGAAGAAGTAACCGGAAGAGTTTGATTCTTTAATTAATCACACAAGGAGGACTCTAAAATGGCTAACCTTAAAACTATCACTCAGTTCAGATCAAAACTAGCAGGTGGCGGCGCTAGACCCAATCTATTTGAAGTAAATATCAACAACTTCAAGTTTGCAGCACCCGGATGGGACAATGAAACTTTCCAGTTTCTTTGCAAAGGAGCAAATCTACCAGCATCCAATGTTTCTCCTATTGAAATTCCTTTTAGAGGAAGAACGTTAAAGGTTGCTGGAGACAGAACTTTTGATACTTGGACTATCACTGTCATTAATGATGAGGACTTTAAACTCAGAACCGCATTTGAGCAATGGATGAATGGTATCAACAAACTGAGTGATGGTAGTGGTGCAACACAACCAAATTCGTACATGGCGAATGCTGTAGTTCACCAACTTGGCAGAGGATACAATCAAGGGCGCAGTTCCACAAATAATAGTGGAACAGGTGATGGTAGTGGTGGACGCGGTGGCGTTAAACCGTTAAGAACTTATTATTTTGATGGCATTTTTCCAACAAACATTGCTGCGATTGACCTTTCATATGATTCAGCAGATACCATTGAGGAGTATACAGTTGAGTTCCAAGTTCAATACTGGATCGCCGGTTCAGAATCAACAACAGGTTCTCCAACTGATCAAACTAACATTTCTGTTCTCTGATAAATAGTACACAAGGAATCGTCAGACAAAAATAAATTATGGCAAAACTTTTTGGTTTTTCTATTGAGGACAACGAACCAATATCACCAACTACAGTTTCCCCCGTTCCTCCGAATAATGAGGACGGGGTTGATCATTATTTAAGTAGTGGATTTTTTGGTTCGTATGTTGATATTGAAGGCGTATATAGAACAGAATTTGATCTCATTAAGAGATATCGGGAAATGGCACTTCATCCAGAGTGTGATAGTGCCATTGAAGATATTGTTAATGAGGCAATTGTATCGGATACAAATGATAGTCCAGTAGAAATTGAACTATCAAATCTCAATGCTAGCGATGGAATTAAAAGTAAAATAAGACAAGAATTTAAATATATTTTATCCTTACTGGATTTTGATAAAAAATCACATGAAATTTATAGAAACTGGTATATTGACGGCAGACTTTATTACCACAAAATAATTGATCTCAAAAATCCTCACGAAGGCATTCAAGAATTAAGATACATTGACGCAATGAAAATGCGTTATGTGAGACAAGAAAAGAAAAAAGAAAGCGATAAGTTTCGTCTTTCTAATGTCAATAGAGATAATCCAATGGATTATGAGTTTCCTGAAATTGAGGAATATTACATTTATAATCCAAAAACGACATATCCCACCAGCAATCCATCTTCACTGGGTGGGCATGGTGGAATTAAAATGACTAAAGATTCTATCACTTATTGCACTTCTGGGTTGGTTGATAGAAATAAGGGATCAACACTTTCATATCTTCACAAAGCAATTAAGTCACTCAATCAACTTAGAATGATTGAAGACTCTCTTGTTATTTACAGATTGTCTCGTGCCCCTGAGCGTCGTATTTTCTATATTGATGTAGGAAATCTACCTAAGGTAAAAGCAGAGCAATATCTTCGTGATGTTATGATGCGTTATCGTAACAAACTTGTCTATGATGCGTCAACTGGAGAAATCCGTGATGATAAAAAATTCATGGCAATGCTTGAGGATTTTTGGCTTCCACGTCGTGAGGGTGGTAGAGGAACAGAAATTTCTACCCTTCCCGGCGGACAAAATCTTGGAGAAATTACTGATATTGAATATTTCAAGAAAAAATTATATCGTTCTCTGAACGTACCGCCATCAAGAATGGATGGAGAAGGAGGGTTCAATCTTGGACGCTCTTCTGAAATTCTTCGCGATGAAGTTAAGTTTAGTAAGTTTGTTGCTCGTTTGAGAAAGAGATTTTCTTATATGTTCCATGACATGTTAAGAACTCAACTCATTCTTAAAAATATCATTACTCCAGAAGATTGGGAAATTATGAGTGAGCATATTCAATATGATTTTCTATACGATAACCACTTTGCGGAGCTCAAAGATGCCGAACTCCTCAATGAAAGATTAAATATGGTTCAAGTTGCAGAACCATATGTTGGAAGATATTTCTCTCAGGATTACGTAAGACGCAAAATTTTACGCCAAACTGACATTGAAATTATTGAACAAGATGCAATTATTAAGAAAGAAATTAAAGATGGAATTATTCCAGATCCAAATGCACCAGTTGACCCAACAACAGGTATGCCATTAGAACCCGGTCAACCTGCATCGGCAATGGATCTGGGTCAACCAGTAATGGAACCAAATCTTGATACCCAAGGTGCTGCTACTGAAGCAAGTGGTAAAATTGCAGAAATGCCCAAGGGTGGCGAGATATAAATAAAGAAAAATGTTATTAGGTATTAAAAATGGATGATCTTTTAGATATGATTGCTACTGATGAGTCTCCCTCACAGATCAGTGACAAGATTAAGGAACTTCTTTTTACAAAGTCTGCAGAAAAAATTGACGAATTTCGTCCAGAAGTAGCAGTATCAATGTTTGGTAATCAAACAGAAGAGGAAGAATGATAGATAATGTCAGATCTATCAGATTTTTTTAAAGTAGTATCAGAAGAAAAAAAACAAAAAAAAGAGGAGTTTGATGCCATCATTGGTGATTTTGATATGGACTCCATCTTTGAAAAAGTAACTACTTTAAAAAAGAAAACTAAAATCAAGAAAAAGAAAGAAGAAAAAACTTTAGAGGCATTTGAAAGTTGGTTGTATTCTGATAAGGTAAAGACACAACCAATAGAAGAAATTCAAGAAGTTGTAGAAGATGTTATTGAAGAAGTTCAAGAAATCGTAGATAATATAACACAAGATCCAAGAAAAGAATCGGACTATCTACCGGAGATTATCTTATTCGAAGATGATGAAAACGGAAATGTTTCATTGCAAAAAAATGCAGAAAACCAATCACTAATAGAAAAATCTTTAGGACTTCTTTCTGAACCATCAAACGTCAAAATTCAAAGAGATCCTCTTACACCACTAGATCAGAACTTTGCAACACTTGAAGATCTTCAAAATCATTATAAACTTTTCATCAATCGTATTCAACAACAACTTTCCACTCTAGGTGGAGGTGGTGAAACTCGTCTTGAGTTCTTGGATGATGTGAATAGAGATTCCGTTAAATCGGACCATAAATTCTTAAGATATGATTCACCATCCGGAAAATGGATTGGTGCATATGCAGGCGAAGCTCCTTTTATAAGCACCACAACTTATATAACTTCATCATCATACATAATCACCGAAAATGATTATTACATAGGAGTTAATTATGCAGGAGCAGTCTCAATTACTCTTCCAACAGGAGTAATTGAAGGAACTACATACATAGTAAAAGATGAACTTGGAGAAGCATCCAAGGGGACGAATAGATATATCACAATATTCCCATCAGGATCAGATAAAATTGACGGACGGGATAGAGCGATTCTCGCATATGATTTTGGTTCACTTACTTTTGTTTATAGAAACGGTTGGAGGGTAGTTTAATGTCACATTTATATAAACCGAGTCAAGAACAATTTGATGCTTTTGGAAGATTAAGAACTTCAAATCCTCTAACACTTTTTGATTCATCACACAGATATAGAGATAATAATCTTTTTACTAGTTTAATTGTTGGAACTGGTTCAACGGTTGGATTCGTAACCGTACAAGGATTAGTAGATGTAACAGTAGGCACTGGAAGTACTGATTCAGTCATCAGAGAAACAACAAAAGTATTTTCATACCAACCAGGAAAATCATTACAAATAATTAATACATTTGTAATGAATACCCCAAAAACAAATCTTCGCCAAAGAGTAGGATATTTTGGTGCAGATAATGGAATTTATTTTGAAACTGCCGGAATTGGAACTACTTCAATTAGTTTTGTAGAGAGAAGTCTTGTAACAGGAACACAAACAGAAACTCGTGTGCCACAATCATCTTGGTTATATGATAAGTTGGATGGAACAGGTCCTTCTGGATATACATTAGATGTCTCAAAAGGTCAGATTATGTGGACTGATATTGAGTGGTTGGGACTTGGAACAGTGCGAGTTGGTTTTGTGATTGATGGAATATTCATTCACTGTCATTCATTCCACCACTCAAATTTGGTTCAATCAACTTATATTACGACTGCATCTTTACCGATAAGATATGAGATTGCCAATACTGGAGTGACAACAAGTGTAAGTACACTCAAACAAGTTTGTTCTACTGTAATTTCAGAAGGTGGTTATGAACTTCGTGGATTGCAGCAGGGAGTTGAAACTCCCGTCACATCTCCCGTAGATTTACCCACTCCTGCAGGAACATATTATCCAGTTATTTCAATTAGACTTAAATCTTCTCCAAATCGTCTAGATGCTATTGTAATTTTAACAGCAATTTCACTTCTTGGTGTTACAAATAATGCCAACTACAACTGGCAGGTAAGGGCAAGTGCGGTAACAAGTGGTGGAGTTTGGGTAGATGCTGGTGTAAATTCTGCCGTCGAATATAAGCTTGATGGTGGTGCAGTTAGTGGTGGAAGAGTTTTAGCAAGTGGATTCTTAAACTCAACACAACAAAGTTCAGTTCCCGTAGATATTCTCAAAGAAGCATTATTCAAGTTTCAATTGGAAAGAGATGGATTAACTGGAACTCCATATGAACTCACTCTTGTATGTTCCACTAGTATTGCTGGAGCAGATATCCTTGCTGCCATGGACTGGGAAGAAATTAGTAGGTAATTTCGAATTTATAAATAACTAAAAGTGTATCTAATAAAATAATGGCTCATAGACCAGTTGGAACAGGAACATCAATAAGCACAAGTTCAGTAGCAGCTTCTACTACATCATTTTCAGTTCAAAGTGATGTTTTAAGAATTGTTGCTTTGGGTGCTAATGCTTTTGTGGCGATTGGAACAGATCCAACAGCGACTCTTGCTGATTATCTTATTCCATCTGGAACATCGGCAACTTTGGCACTAACAAAGGCATCCCAAAGAGTTGTTGGCATTACTACTGGAACAAGTACAATTATTACTTGCCCAGAAGGAACACAAATGCCATTTGGAGTTGGTGATAGAGTTACTCTTTCTGGAGCAAACTTTAATCACTATAACGTTTTAATCAATCACTCAAAGGTATTATCAGTAAATACATCATCATCCTATGATGGAAATTTCCGAACTTCCATTACAGTTGAAGCAAATACAAGTGCAATTACAACCGCATTTTCTGCATCAGATGCAGTTTTAAGAAGTTCACAAAGAGTATCAGCTATCACTAATGGTGGTGCTGGTTCTATTTTTGTTCAACAAGTACAAATTTCAGGACAAGCATGATGAAACTCATCACAGAAGAAATTGAATCAGTAAAAGTCATTACTGAAAGTGTTAATGGCAAAAAAACACTTTACATTACAGGACCCTTTCTGCAAGCAGAATGCGTAAACAGAAATGGAAGAATGTATCCTCTTTCTATTATGGAAAGAGAAGTAAAACGTTATAATGAGCAGTATGTAACTAAAGGGCGTGCTTTAGGTGAACTTGGGCATCCAGATGGTCCAACCGTAAACCTTGATAGAGTTTCTCATAAAATTACAGAACTCTATCGTGAAGGAAATAATTTTATCGGTAAGGCACAAATCCTTTCTACTCCAATGGGTAAAATTGCAGAGTCACTTCTTAAAGAAGGAGTAACTCTTGGAGTTTCCTCTCGTGGCATTGGTTCCCTAAGAGAGAATACCAAAGGTTATAAAGAAGTTGGCGAAGACTTCATGCTTGCAACCGCTGCAGATATCGTCGCTGATCCTTCTGCACCTGATGCTTTTGTTCAAGGAATCATGGAAGGAAAGGAGTGGGTTTGGGATGGTGGTGTTCTCCGCGAAAAACTTGCAGAGAATACTAGAAGAAGAATAAATACACTTGTTGATAGACAACGTTTAGAAGAAAATAAACTAAACTTATTCAATGAGTTTTTAAATTCATTGTAATTTATTAATTTATAAATAAATATAGATTTCATACAGGAAAATCGGAGAGTTCAAATGTCTCGTGGCAAACAATTACAAGAAATGGAAGTAGGCACTAAACCATCCAAAACTGCTGTAAATGCTAATGCAAAATCAGCGGATGCGATGCCCCATCTTTCGGGATCAACACCAGGACAAACTGGTGGTTGGGAAGACCTAGGCGGTCCTGATCCTTCCAACTATCGTCCAGATGATGATTCAGCAAAACTGAAAACACCTGGAGCAACTCTTAAGCAAGTTAGAGATGTTGTAAATAAAGGTGCTAAGCCAGCAATGGCAGCTACTGGTGTTAAAGAAGATTATGAAGAAGATGAAGAACTCCTAGAAGAAACTGATGAAGATGAGGAGGAAGAAGAGGTAGTTACCGAAGCCAAGAAGAAAGAAGAAGAAGAGGACGAAGAAGAAGAGGAAGAGGAAGAAGAAGAGGAAGTAGAAGAAGAGTTTAATATCGAAGAAGATGTTAATGCCCTTCTAGAAGGCGAAGAACTTTCTGAGGAATTCCAAGAGAAAGCACGTATCATCTTCGAATCTGCTCTTCGCGCTAAAGTTTCAGAAATCAAAGAAACTATTGAAGAGCAATATGCACAAGCACTTGCTGAAGAAGTTGAAGAAATCAAGTCTGAACTTTCCGAGCGTGTAGATGCATACCTAGAGTATGTTGCTGACGAGTGGATGCAAGAAAATGCACTCGTTATTGAAAAAGGTCTCAAGACCGAAATGACAGAATCCTTCCTCTCCGGAATGAAGGATCTTTTTGAAGCACATTATGTAACAATCCCTGAAGATAAATATGATGTTCTTGAGAGCATGGTAGAAAAACTTGATGACATGGAGACAAAACTCAACGAGCAAATCGAGAAGAACATCTCCCTCAACAAGCGTCTCGCAGAGTCGGTTGCTGATGGAATCTTTGAACAAGTTTCTGAGGGTCTAGCACTTACTCAGAAAGACAAGCTCGCTTCACTTGCCGAAGGTGTTGAGTTTGAAAGTGAAGAAGAATATCGTGAAAAACTGGAGACTTTGAAGGAATCATATTTCCCTTCAAGAGCAGTATCTCCTTCTGCTAAAACTGAAACCTTGTCTGAGGGTGTAGACAGTTCACCAGAATCTATTTCTGGCACAATGTCTGCATATCTGAATACTCTTTCAAGATTTAGCAAATAATTGAATTTAATATAATTCAAACGCAAACAGTCACACTACAAAAGGTAAACGCAAATGTTCCATTCCGAGCATCTGCAGGAAAAGTGGGCACCTCTCCTCAACTATGAGGGTCTTGATGCAATCAAAGATTCCCATCGTAGAGCGGTAACCGCAGTCCTGCTAGAAAACCAAGAAAGATTTTTAAGAGAGCAATCTGCTTTCGATAATGGTTCCATGAATATGCTCATGGAATCACCAACCAACAGTGGTAACGCTGCTGGTGGTTCAGGTGGATTCGGCGGCACTTCAGCTGCTGGTGGTCCTACCGCAGGTTTTGATCCAGTTCTGATTTCACTCATTCGTCGTTCAATGCCAAACCTGATCGCTTACGATCTGGCTGGTGTTCAACCAATGAGCGGTCCTACTGGACTTATCTTCGCAATGCGTTCACGTTACCAGAGTCAAACTGGTGCTGAAACCTTCTACAACGAAGTAGATTCAGCATTCTCTGGACAAGACGCTGGACGTGACGAATCAGCTGGATTCTCTGATGCTGCTGTTGGTTTTGGTACAACCGCACAAAGCGGAACCAACCCTTCAGTTCTGAACCCAGTTGGTACTGCAACCACCAACCCTTCACCATATAACGTTGGTCAGGGTATGGTAACCGGTGATGCTGAGAACCTTGATGGTACTGGCAACGATGCCTTTAACCAGATGGCGTTCTCAATTGAGAAAGTCACTGTTACTGCAAAGTCACGCGCTCTGAAAGCTGAGTACTCACTAGAACTCGCTCAAGACCTTAAGGCAATCCACGGTCTGAACGCTGAAGCGGAATTGGCAAACATTCTCTCAACTGAGATTCTTGCTGAAATCAACCGCGAAGTTATCAGAACCATCTACAAGGTTGCTGAGCAAGGTGCTGTTCAGAACACCGCTACCGCTGGCGTATTTGACCTTGATGTTGACTCCAACGGTCGTTGGTCAGTTGAGAAGTTCAAGGGTCTTCTGTTCCAAATTGAGCGTGATGCTAACGCAATCGCTCAGAGAACTCGTCGTGGAAAGGGCAACATGATCCTCTGCTCTGCTGACGTTGCTTCGGCACTCACCATGGCAGGTGTTCTTGATTACACCCCCGCACTGAACGCTAATCTGTCTGTTGATGACACCGGCAACACCTTTGCTGGTACTCTAATGGGCAAATTCAGAGTTTATATTGACCCATATGCTGCTAACCTCACCAGCAGCAACACCACTCCTGGCAACCAATACTACGTTGTTGGTTATAAGGGTTCTTCTCCTTATGATGCAGGTCTGTTCTATTGCCCATACGTTCCTCTCCAGATGGTTCGTGCCGTTGGTGAGAACAGCTTCCAGCCAAAAATCGGATTTAAGACCCGCTACGGCATGGTCGCTAACCCATTTGCGGAAGGAACCAATCAGGGTCTCGGTGCTCTCAATCTCAATAGCAACCGCTACTATCGTAGAGTTGCTGTTAAGAACCTCATGTGATTTTATTCACATAAATTCTGGGGAGTCCTTAGGGACTCCCTTTTTTTATCTAAATAATTAAAAAAATGGTCGCAAATCCTTTCGATAAACAGATAGAAAATAGAAACTTTCTATCACCACTTGGATTTAAGTTTACTTTAAATAGAGCACCGAAAGTTGCATTTTTTGGCAATAGTGCTAATATTCCATCAATGACTCTTGGTGTTGCTGTTCAAACTAACTACTTAAAAGATATTGACACGCCCGGAGATAAAATAGTTTTTGAAGATTTCAGTTTAAGATTTTTAGTGGATGAAAATCTTGAGAATTATATGGAAATTTACAACTGGATAAGAGGACTAGGATATCCAGAAAGTTTGCAGGAGATTTACGATTTTCAAACATCAAATCCAGTCTTTCAGCAACCAGACAAATCCCAAATGAACTTGTATTCAGATGGGACTCTTCAAGTTTTGACAAGTAAAGAAAATCCAAACTTTAAAGTAACATTTAAAGACATGTGGCCATACTCATTATCAACTCTACAATTTGATGCTACTAGTGAAGATATTCAATACTTTACAGCAGACGTTACTTTCAAGTATACTATTTACAATATAACAGACCTTTCTGGCAACCGCTTATGAGTATTGATCTTGATACTATTCAAGAAATGTGGGAAAAGGATTCAAAAATAGATATGGATAATCTTCATAGTGAATCCACAAATATCCCTGTTCTTCATGCAAAATATTTTGATTTATATAATACAATTTTTCTTCTAAGAAAAAAAGCAGAGCAGCAAAGAAAAAATATTCGCCATGAAAGATATGAATATTATTCTGGAAAATCAGATCCAGAAGTTTATGTAGATAATCCATTTCCCAAAAAAATTCGTGATAAAGACACGATGCAAAAATATCTTGATGCGGATGAGAAACTTTCCACAGTTTGTTTGAAGATTGATTATTATGATACAATGCTTGTTTATATTGAAAGTATTTTGAAGATGATTCAAAATAGAACTTATCAGATTAAAAATGCCATTGAATTTATGAGATTTAACGCTGGACTGGGGTAAATAAATATTCACAGATGAATAGGTCATCGTGAATACAACCGATCTTGTTATTTCCAAATCAAACGAAGTTTTTTTAAAAATCAATACAGAACCTCATATTGAATATGAACTAAGAGATCATTTCAAGTTTGAGGTTCCAAATGCAAAATTTATGCCCCAATACCGTGGAAGGAATTGGAATGGGGAAATTCATCTATATGATATGAGGTCCAAACAGATTTATGTTGGACTGTTGGATAAGATTGTCAATTTTTGTGAGCAGTACGGATATTCTTATAAGTTTGAAGAAAATAAATTTTACGGACAACCTTTTGAGGTTAATGATTTAATCTCATACGAAGGTGTCAAAGATTATATGCAATCTATTTGTTCTCATTCTCCACGACAGTATCAAATAGAGGGAGTATACGATGCATTAAGACATAATCGAAAGCTACTGATAAGTCCCACTGCATCAGGCAAATCTCTGATGATTTATTCGTTAGTGCGATACTATGTAGATAAGAACGAAAAAATACTTTTAGTCGTTCCAACGACATCTCTGGTAGAGCAGATGTATAAGGATTTCCAAGATTATGGTTGGGATGCTGAGACATATTGCCACCGTATCTATTCTGGCAGAGAAAAAACAAATGAATACCCAGTAACGATTACGACTTGGCAATCTGTATATAAACTAGAACGTTCATTCTTTGAGGACTATGGCGTAATTATAGGCGATGAAGCACATTTATTCAAGTCCAAATCTCTTATTGAGATTATGACAAAACTTCATCATGCAAAATATCGTTTTGGTTTTACAGGAACTCTTGACGGAACTCAAACTCATAAATGGGTTTTAGAAGGTTTATTTGGACCATCATATAAAGTTACCAGAACTGATGAGTTGATGAAACAAGGTCACTTATCACAACTTGATATTCAATGTATTGTTTTAAAGCACCCACCACAAAAATTTGAAACTTATGAAGATGAAATACAGTATCTCATTTCTCATGAGCAAAGAT